ACCGTGCAGTTTATACCTGCACTCCGTAGTAAAAAGTCCCCAGTTGCTTGCCCGCGACTGGGGACAACTTTTTTGGAGATTAAAAATGGCAGATTTTGTTAATGGCCTCATGGCTAAAAAACCCAATGATAAAGCACCTGATTTTGTTAAGTGTAATCTAAGCATAAAGCGTGTAGAGTTGATTGCATGGTTGTCCGAAAAAAGTGATGATTGGATAAACGTGCAAGTCAAGGAAAGCGGAAGAACGGGTAATTGGTACGCTGAAATTGATAATTGGAAGCCCAAGGAGGGGTGAATGAAGCGGGTGTTGCTAAAAGAAACCGAAGATGAAATTAGAGATGATTTCATGTGGTCTATGGAATGCACCCACGAATTAATCCAAGAAATGACGTTAAACGAAATGAATATGGGTGCCGCACTGGGTGGAATGCTTACGCAAACTCTTACGGCCCTCATGCACCTCGCTCCAGATAACGAAACAGCCATGCAAGTCGTGTCGTCCTGCATCCATAATGCAAGTACAACGGTAGAAATTAACACGCAAACGCATGATAGTTCCGACGAAATTCACTGAGACTTGACAGGAACGCATAAAATCCCATATAGTAGGCTCACCTAACTATGGAGATTATTATGTCAAAACAAAAAAAGCTCACAAAAGTCGAAATTTGTGCAAAATATGAAATTAAGGCCTCAAAATTGGAATATCACATCAAGAAAGACTCTTTCCCTAAAGGAGAAATAATCAACGGTATGCGCTACTTTAGCGAAGTTGAACTGGAAAAATACGCTCAAGAAAACAAAGCGTTTCGAAAACCATCCGCCACCGAAATAGGTAAAGCGGAAGCGGCAGACTACAATAATACCGCTCAACCTAATAACATGGACTTCTTAAATAACGTTTGGGATAAAGTGTCCCCTGAACCGTGGTACGTTGAGTACAGAAATTTGATTATCACAATTGTCGTAGCCGCCGTGTGTGGTTTTGTTTGGGGTATGATGTGACCGAAGGTTGTGCCGATTGCGAATTTCTACAGCACGAGACTGATGGGGATGTCGATACATGCCATGAATGTGCAAACGAAGAAAACAACATGGAAGTCATGCTCGATCAAGTCTTCGAAAAGGTCTTCGGGCCCAACTGGTGAACGACTGGTCACCTGATATAAAAACTTTTCTGGCTCAAATGTTCGGGCCAGAAAAAATTATCCGTAAGCCACAGCCCACGGCACACGAACCGTGGAAGCCAAAATATGACGGTGAAGAACCGCCCTTCTAGGAAAAAATATGATAACGTTAATACAAGGCGATTGTTTTGAGCAAATGCCAAAATTAGAAGCTCAAAGCGTCGATATGGTTGTAACGTCGCCGCCCTACAACAGAAAAAGAAACGATAAATATAATAATCACACCGATATAAAGCGTGATTACGTGGCATTTCTTGAAAAATCCATAAAAGACTGCCTCAGAGTGTGCAAAGGCAACGTTTTTTTTAATTTGCAAAAAAATACATACAACAAACAAGATGTTCACAAAATTATGGGCATGTTTGCAGAAAAAATCATAGAAGTCATAATTTGGAAAAAATCCAACCCTATGCCAAACCCGCATCTAATTAATGCCTACGAGTATATTCTCGTGTTGTCAGAAAATAATAAATCGCTCAAAGCAAACAAAACATATACCCTGAACCACTTCACAACGCCGGTCTACTCCAGAAATCCATACAAGAAAATTCATAGAGCCGTCATGCACCCCGATGCTTGTGCCTACATGATAGATAACTTCAGTAAAGAAGGGGACACGGTCCTCGACCCATTCATGGGCGTCGGTACAACAGGTGCCGTTTGCAAAAACAGAAAAAGAAATTTTATTGGGATCGAACTCGATAAAACCTACTTCGAGATTTGTGAAGCCGGATTAAAATAAATCTTGACTATCGTTAATTAACTGTTTAATCCTGGTTTTGAGGATTTGAGAACCGAACTCGTTAAGGACTGTCCGACATACCGCAAGGCCATGTTAGTTAGTGATTGAACCTAAAGTACGTTCCCAAATTCTCACATCACTTAACTTTTTAAAAAATTAACTATTGACATTATCGCATACTTGTGATAGTATGTATTTATAGGTGGGAATAACCCATCTTATGAAGCGGGCAAGCTTCATGTTCTTTGACAATGGACCACGGTCCTACATACTACGGAGGTTCACCATGAGTGAAACAACAAAACACGTCCTTCCAAACGGATACACCTTCCTTGCATCGACTGCCGGTCAATACGGCACATGGGCAAAAGCAACTGATCCAATAACAGCGATCAGAAATGCACATAAACATGACGGGTCTGATAAAGTCCCAATTTATGTGGTGTACGGTAAAGACGAAGAAATATACGTGTCAGACTTTGGAGGCTATAACTGGCAAGCAGAAAACCCTCCAACACCAATCGGTATCTTTACAGTCACAAGCCGATCTATAAGACCCGTAAAGAAAGGTGATTTTAATAAAGATCACGTCGGTTGCTTAGAATGGATGATTGAAAATATCTCAAATATCGAAAAAATTATCGAAAAATATAAAGAATAGATAAAAGATCATAGCCCGCGGTTCACGGATCGCGGGTTTTTCTTTGCGGTGCGGTTACAAATAAACGCGTTCTATGTATATAGGAGCTGAGAAAAAAAATAAAAGTTTTTTGTAAATATAGGCGTAACCGGTGTAACCGTGTAACTTTGGTTGTTTTCTCCTGTGTATATAAGGACTTAGAAGTAACACAAAGTAGTTTCTAAAAATGTAACGTAACCAGAGTTTGTGTAACCTTAGAGGCCAGAAGTGCGTTAAGGGGGTCTGAAAACTTTTTTTATTTTTTTTTATTTCTGTAGCTATATATACAAGAGGGCTATTTTAAGGGTAAAGTATCTGCAAATAACTAGGATAATACTATGCCATCAGGACCTAAGACTAAAAAGCCCGCAAAAATTAAAAAAGGCGGACGACCTAAATCAACTAAAGCGGCGGCACTTACACGTAGACAAGAACTATTTGTAAAAGAACTGGTTTCGAAAGATGGCCAGATAACTATGCGAGAAGCGGCAATCAATGCAGGTTACCCTGCGGGATCAGCACACACTCGAGCTTATGAAATGACTAACGCTAATATTTGTCCCCATGTGGTGGCAGCTATACAATCGTATCGCGCTGAACTTGATGAAAAGTTTGGTGTGAATTATCAGCGACATTTACGAGACCTTCAAACCATTCGTGATGCCGCATTAACCAACGGTGCCTATTCGGCGGCCGTTCAAGCAGAATATCGGCGGGGGCAAGCGCAAGGCGATATTTATGTGAGCAAATCAGAGGTTCGTCACGGTAGCATCGATTCGATGAATAAAGACGAAGTGCTGAATGCTCTAAAGGAGATTAAACAAAGTTATGCCCCGATCACTATCGACGTTACTCCCGAAGGAGAGAGCAATTCCCAGAACCGCGACAAAGCGCGAAGCCGACTTTTGGAGGCTGATGAAGAATGGGATGCAGAAGAGCCCGAGAACATGGAAAAATACCCGAATTGAAACATGGGCAATGCCCGGAATACCTGATGTTTTATGCTGTGACGAAAACGGTAAATTTCATTTTATAGAGCTTAAAGCCACGTCTGGAAATGCGGTTGATTTACGACCACATCAAGTTGCGTGGCTGACTAATCATAGTCACGCTAGTGTTTGGGTTTTGGTCCGTAAGCTGAAGACTAAAACAAAGCCGGAGATGATGTTTTTGTATCATGGTAAAGACGCTATGGATTTAAAGATGGAAGGCTTAAAGGTTGATCCACTTTACTGCTCAGATGGGGATTTTGATTGGGAGAAAATTATGGGGTTGATCTCTCCTATATAATCGCATACATTCTTATACATAACTAACTACGGAGAATGTTATGGATTTAAATAAATATTATGGGCAATTGGTTGGGGCAACAATTACGGACTTTAAGTTTAAGAAGTCTGAATACTATAATCCTTTTCCAGTTTATACTTTGGAACAAGCTGATCAAAAAGTTGATCTTGTTTTATCTCAGGATGAAGAAGGCAACGGGGGCGGCTTTGCTTTTATAGAAAATAGAAAAGTCGTTAACTCTGCAAAAAATATGAAAGATTTTGAAGATAGTCTATTTACGTTAGAAAGTCAGTATTATCACTTGTTTCTTAAAACTGATACTGCCGACGATATTGCGGGACTGCTAGAAGCCAAAGCGCACGAAATCAGATGTATATGTGAGATGGAGGGGATGAAGACATGAACGAACTTGAAACAAATATTGTGATGGTTGCGTTAGACCATTTACTTGAAGTGCAGATGGATGCACTTGAACACATAATACAACCTGTCTTAAATGGCCGAAATAAAATTAGAAGTCTCACAACTAACGAGTGGCATGAGGTGTCAACAATTTCTGAAAGAATCTCTGCAACGCATTCTCTTAAAGATGATGTAAAGGAAGGGAAGTATTCGGCATGAAAAAGATACTTGAATACTTAAAAGCTTACCATAAAGATTTAGAATATCAGTTTGAACATATGGGTGAAGGCGCTTATTCGGTAAACCATTGCACAAGCGGAACTGATTTTTTTGATAACGATGCGGAAGCCAAAACTTACATTGATAATTTGGCGCAAAAAATTAAACTTATGGAAAGGGAAGTGTAATGTTTTTATTTACTTGGCTTGCAAAATTATTTTACGGAGATGACTATGAAGAACTAAACCGTAGAGCCAATAAACGAAGGCCGCCACGAAACAGGCCAAGACGGCGATAAAAAAGAAAAAAATTAAACCCACTTGACGGTGGGTTTTTTATTGCGCTATGGTATGGGATAAAGTCAACTACACTACGGAGGGCAAACCATGTTAAAGACTGTTGAAATAAGCCGCGCAAATAAAACAAAAGGCGTTGCAGTAACTTATAGAGCGGGCAAGGGTGAAAAATACGCCACTTGCCCAACTACGTGTAAAATGAATTGCAGTGGCAAAGGCACAAAAAAAATCGATAATGATTATTTAGATGCGTTGCTAAAAGCTAAACCGTCAAAAGGGGTTTCTTTTACTTATTGCCATTTTGATCCAAACGTTTTTGGTTGGGGCAAAAAATTAAGTCCAGATAAAACAGTAATAAATTACAGCGCGGATAATTTAGGCGCGGCATCAACATCAATTATAAACGGGGTTCCGGCCGTCGCGGTTGTTAGTGAAAAGTCTTGGCAAGGTGAGAAAACCCAACCGGCACCGCATGGCTTAAAAGTCGTGCGTTGTCCCGCTGAATTGCGCGATATATCCTGCGCAGATTGTGGAAATGGCGATCCACTTTGTGCAAGGCTAGACCGTCAATTCATTATTGGCTTTACAGCGCATGGGCCCAGTAAAAAGAAAGCGGCAGATTTAAACGTAAAAGGCGGTTGTTATGCCGATGCAGGAAATTGCCGTATACATTGGGAAGCGACTTCAAAAGACGGGCAACCAGATGAAACCGACGGCGAAAAACTTTTAAGATTTGTTAAAGGTTTACCACCACGGGCAATTATCCGGCACCACGTTGCAGGAGATATTGGTTTAGAATAACTTTTTAAAATATTAGCTTGCATTCATATGCGAGATTATGCGATAAGATAAGGGCGGGGCAATTCCGCCCTATTTTTTTGTCACAACTACGGAGGTTTTTGACATGACTTACACTACAAACGCTTTTGCACACGGTATTGGAAACAGTGCAGTTTCTTCACAATGGTTCAGCCGTCCAGATGATCAAAAGTTTTTAACCCTTGACGATATGTTAGCGCATAAAAAAGTTGATGCGCAACGCATGACAAGCCGAACTGTTGATACACATAAGGTGAAAATTATCGGAGATTTTGACGAAGCCAACCCAAGCCGCGGAAATATATTTGTTGAATATACCGACGAAAATAAACAAGAGCATTATAATGCCCCCACTAATTGGAGCTTTGGCCAGTTGTCCCAACTAGCAGGGGCACCATCAGGATATTTAAGAGACTTACCCGCACCACTTGCGGCGGACTGTATCCAATGGGGCTTAAAATATAACCGTAGCAAAGACTTGATTAAGGTTTACGGAAATCAGGCAAACGGCGGTGAATTAAGAGCCGCAACCGGTCCAGATTATGGGCGAATTTTTGATTGGGAAATACTCGATCCAATTAAAAACTTGATTGACGAAAGCGGCGGACGTTGGAAAGTGCCCGGCATGATGGTCGGAAGCCGTGACGGTTTAGCGGTTTATGATCCTGAAGTGCCGGTTTCTATGGAAACCACAACCTTGTTTGCAAGCGACCGCGATGTTTTTGTTTTCTTGGTTGACGATCGTAATCCAATCGAAGTTGGCAAACTACCAAACGGCGAGCCGGATTTAATGTTTAGAGGGTTTTATGCGTGGAATAGTGAAACAGGCAGTAAAACCGCAGGTATTGCGGCGATGTATTTACGCGGCGTTTGCATGAACCGAAATTTATGGGGCGTGGAAAATTTTGAAGAAATTAAAATTCGTCATACTAAATTTGCACCAGATAGGTTTGCAATGGAAGCTAGACCGGCTTTGCAGTCGTTTGCAAATGGGTCAACTCATTCATTTATTGAGGGCGTTCAGGCGGCGAAAGATGCGCGCATTGCTAAAGATGATGAGGAACGTTTGGACTTCCTAACTAAAAGAGCGGGCTTATCTGGACGCATGGCAAAAGCGGCAAGTGCTAGACATTTTAAGGAGGAGGGCCGACCAGTTGAAACGGTTTGGGATGCGGCCCAAGCTATTACAGCAATTGCGCGAGACGTTCCACACCAAGACGCACGAATACAAGTAGAACGCAAAGCGGGGGCTTTATTGGATAAAGTAACAGCTTAAACCTTTTACATAATTTAGAACGGGCTCGCATTATTGCGGGCCCTTTTTTATTGGGGGCTTTACTTTTTATAAAGTTATCGCATATAATCTTATTAGCGGTGGGCAAGCCGCGTTAAATTTAAACTATGGAGTATAAAATGGAAAAACTATTTACAGCAGAATTTAGACCGGCGGACATCTTATTGGATCGCGTGTTTAATCCGGCACGAGACCCAAACACGGGAAACCAAACCCTTGAATATTTAGGCGAAGCATGTGGAATTATTCCGGATTTCTTTTTAAATGCGTGTTTAAAAGCGCAGGACGAAGGCGGCATAACCTTGCAAGCTTTATGTGATAATATGGATAATCAATATCAAATGGGCGGGTTTGGGCAATACCCTTGGAAGGGAACACTAGACCACCGCGGAAGCTATCAATCAGAATATGAAGAAGATGACCCAATGGCACCGCTTGCGCGTTTTGGTTTTCAAGATAAAGCTTATTGTTATGTTTACGATTACGGCGTCGTTGCAATTCGTTTGGGGTTGGAGGGTGAATATAAAATTGCCCGCTTTGATTAAACCCACCTTATAACCAAACGAGAGCCCGCTTTTTAGCGGGCTTTTTTATGCCTATTTACTTTTTATAAAGTTATCGCATATAATCCCATTAACGGCGGGCAAGCCGTTTCAACTTAACTATGGAGAATAAAATGATAGAATTAAGAACAGATCAAGATTTTTTAGAACAGTTAGCGTCCGATCATTTCGACAGCGGGCGAGGTGCAACAGCGGCAGATATTAGAGCGGCCGCAGATGATATTAGAAACCTGCGCGACTATGC